CGGACACGGTGGTCAGCCGCGTCTTGTAGGTGCTGGCGGTTGAAACGGTGATGTAGTCCGCGTCGTTGGTCGACGACTCATCGATCATGGCGTAACGATCCGAGCCGCTGGAGGCCGTCCACGCGCCGTTGCTGGTATCGGCAATCGGGCGCAGGAATGTCAACGGCGTGGTGGTGAATACGCCCGACTCGACAAACGCGCTGTCGCCGTTGGCGTTGGTGCTGGCGACACGGATCTTGTAGCTCGTGCCAGGCGTCAGCACGTTGCCGGATGCCAGCGTCGTAGCGTTGGCGGCGGCAGGCGAGCCGCTGAAGGCTGTCCAGGAGCTGTAAGGCGAAGGGGCGTATTGCACCTTAAAGCCGGTTTCGTCGCTGCTTGCGTCCGTCCACGATGCGGTAGCGCTGTAAGCGGTTACGCTGCCGGAGGTGACGCCGGACGGGGGGCTTGGGGGGTCCGCATCTGTACCCGACTCATACGCCCGCAGCACATCCGTTGCAGTGTCCGACCTAGGCACCAACCCCGACTTGGTGGCCGTATTGTTAAACGCATCCGACGCCGTAAGTATCGTCGCGCCGTTAAGCTTGACCGTAAAGGCGTTTCCGGTGACTTCGAGCCGCACAACATCAGTTGCAGCGATAGTGCCGGTATCAGAGTCCAGCGTCGTGAGCGATCCGGCGTCGCACTTGATCAGTTCGTGCAGCCCGTTGTTGCGAAACCCGATCCAGTTGCTTGCGTCGGTGGCGCGAACAACGACCGGGAAATATCTGGCGTTGAAGTTCGCGCCCGCCGTCACCTCGACATAGTGATCCGCCGAGCCGTTGTCGGAGCCGTGGTACAGCGTCTGCGTGGTGCCCGCGAACTCCAATGCGTTTGCATTGATCTTCGCCTGCCCAGCAGCACCACCTACCCGCGCCCATGATCCCGCAGCGCCTGTGCCTGAAGGCGTGTGCGACTCTAGGTTCGTGCCGGTCGTATCGACAAAGCTGTCTTTTGTGAATACCGGCATTTATGCCACCTGGAATACGTGAATGACCGGGCGCGGGTTCTGCCCGATGGTGTCTTGGCCGGGTGCTTGCAAGTACAACCGCAGCGCAACCGGGTCAAACGCCGCCGCAAGCGAGTGGTTGCCTGTCAAGTCCTCGTACGGCAAGTCGACGAACCACTCGGAATAAGGCGACACTGCGTGCGGCGCAAGCGTCCCGTTCTTCACCGCTGCCAAGTCATTCGCGTCGTAGGCCCATACCTTGTATCTGTACGGATAAGCGTGGTCGCCCTGCCCGTTGAACGACGGGTCTACGATGGTCAGCCCGGATCCGAGCGAATCAAGCTGCCCGGTCACGCCATAGGTAAACGGCCCGGTGCCGATTTTCCCAAAGAACAAGACGGACCTGTATCCAAGGGGGAAGCACATGCCCCGGACGCGCGCCGTCCTGTTCCATTGGCTGCTTGATTGACCAGGGGCAGGCAGATCCAGCACCAGAGGTTGCCCATCATCGGGGGGACTGCCCGGCAGATACGGATAGCCGACTACCAGCGTGCTTTGAATCGTGCCCGATCCGGTCAGGTCCGCAAGATTGAACGCTGCGGCGCATGGCCCGTTGCTGTATGCACTGTTGATCGAAAGGCCCGCAATTCCGGTCAGGTGCGTGCCGCCGAAACTCGACTGCCATGCTGTCGGGATTGGGCAGATCGGGCCGCCCGTCCAGCGCGGAATCTGCGCGGTCGAAAACCCGGTCCAGCCCCATCCCGAGCTAACCGTGAAATCGACTTTCGCAGCGCCCAGCACATCGCCCGCTGTTGCGAGGTTGATGCCCCCTCGGAAGTGCGACGCCACCATCCGACCGTCGGCATCGTAGAAGTTTGCCGCCACCGAATACAAGTGCGAGCCTTCAGCGTACAGGCCCATGATCTCGACGTTGCTGCTACTGCCGTTGTTATTTACCTCACCGATCTGACCCTCGAACGGGTCGGCCGCGCCTTGCAGAAGCGCCGCAATATTGAGTCCGCTTACCGCGCCCGTCCTTGGCGTCGGGATCGACATTTCGATAACGTTGTTGGGCGTGTCGTTGATTCGCATAAACAGCGAACCCGCGCCCTCATCACCGGCCGGGTTAAACCCAATCGCGCCGCCATCGCTGCCGGCATTGGCCGTCGCTTGCACAAACGGCACTCGGAACGCGCCAAGATAACGCCCTGAAGCCGTGACGTTTGCCTCGTACAGCAACGGCAGATTGGACGGGGCGATGCCGTCGCCGGTCGCTGTGATAGCCACCGTCCCAAGCGTGCCCCTGCTATTCGCCTGGAAGCTCGCCAGCGACCACACAAAGTCCCGCCCGCTACCTGCCACGCCAAATGTGCCGCGCACAAACCTCGTGCCGCTGCGAAACTGGCAATACCACTCAGCAGTGGGCGCACCGCCTGACGTAACCAGCAGCCCTAGGCCGGTCACCTCGCCCACTGTGATCGTTGCCCCGCTGCTAGTTGCCCACGGCGCGGCCATCGTGCCCGACGCTCGCAGCACATCCAGGCCGTCGTACACCTCGACCACAACCGTACCTGACAGCGCCGACACCACCAATGACGCACGCGCGGAGGCGAGCGTTAGGGCGTCATACTCGCCCTTAGTGGTCGTGTCGAGCAGTATCGCCACAGGTTACGCACCCGGCCAAGTTTTCGTGTAGGCCGTGATACGCACCGTCTGCCCGCTGGTAATCGACGCATTGTCGATAACCATGTCCTCGCCGCCTGTACCGACCGACCCCTGCTCGTGCGCGGTCGTTCCGTCACTGGCGTAGATGCGGTAATGGGCTGCGGTGCCGGTAGCCGATGCCGTGGTGGACACGGGTAGGCTATTGAGCACCTTCGCACCCGCAGACGCAGCACCGCACCAATCCGACGCAAGCGAGAACGTCGCAAGCACGGTGCCGCTGTCAGCCGTTGCGACCGACGCAGGCTGCGCGCCGGTGCGAATCTTGATGACGGCAGACGTGCCGATAGCGGTTTCCCAAGCATCGGCCTGGGCATTGCGCACTGCGGCGCTGTACTGTCGAGCCATAGTTACCCCCTAGCGACGCCGATCACTCGGCCGCTTTCGTCCTTGATGACCCGCTTAGGGCGGGAAAGTTGATCGACCAGTGCGGCCATTAGTTGCAACTGCTGCTGCTGAAGCGCAACCATTGTGCGGATGCCGTTCGATAGCTCCGACGCAACATCGAACTCTTCAAACTCCTCGCCCTCCATCGCCTCGTCTTCCGAGCCTTCGGGCATGTCTTGCGCGTCCATCATTGCGGCCCCGTAGCGGGCTTGGGACGCTTGCCACGTAGGACGGCAAGGGTTGTTTCGTTGCGAGCCGCTACAGCCCCGATACGGGCCTGCCTGATGGCACTGTCCGCACGGATGCGCTCGCTGGCGATGTCGCCTTGGATGTCCATCTCGGCTTTGCGAATAGCAGTCTGCGCGTCGATCTGCGCCTTCTGGATCTCGCCTTGGATCTTTGCGGCGGTCTTTTCGCGCTCGGCTTGCAATTCGGCCTGAGCCTTAGCCTGCCCCATCTCCAATGCCCGCTGCATTTCCTGCATCTGCGCGCCCATTTGCTGCATCTGGCCTTGCGCTTGTGCGAGCTGCTGCATGAGCACCTCGGGCGAGCCTTGCTCCTCGCCCTGCTGCTCCATCTGCTGAATCTGCGGGGGCAACATCGCTTGGAACCGGCGGGCGATCTTGTCGGACTCGGGGAAGTCCATGCTCTTGGCAACCATGTCCATGATGAGCGGCCCCGCCTGCGGGCTGCTGCGCATGAACTCCATCAAGAACTGGCTCATCTCCTCGCGCTTAGTCGAGAACGACGGCCCGGACTCGACAACGAGGTCGTACTTGCCGCGTGCCAGCTCGTACACTTGCCCGAACTCGTCGGGCTGGGCTTGGTTGACGCCCACCACCTTCGGCGCACCGTCTTCGCCCAGCACCCGCACCATGCGCGGCTTGTCGTAGACGGCGGGGATCAAGTCGATCAGCACGCGGCCTGCATACTTGATAGCGCGGGACAGGTTGTCGATGAAGTGGAAGGTGCTAACGTCGCCCTCCCTCTGCCTAGCCATGATCGCGCGGCCGGATGTCTCGTTGCTGCGAGCACCCAACGAGGCGTCATAGATGCCCAAGATCGCCTTCATGTCGTCGCTGGAGTTGAGCGCCTCTTGCAGCGCACCAGCGGGCACGCCTGCAAAGGGCTGACGCTCCGGCGGCACGGGGCCGTCGTACTCCAAGAACGGATGGCTTTTGGCGTTAGCCGTCTGCCAGCGCCCCATGTCGCTATCGAACGCGCCCTTAGGACCGATCCAAGGGGCTTTAGGGGCCAACGCCACTAGCTCGGCGGTGCTGGTGCGCCAGAAGTTGTACATCCTTTGCGCGTCCCGCACATCGCGTATCAGGCTGCGAAAGTACCGCTTACCCTCAACGTTGATCTCATCGCCGTACACCGGGATGATGGGGATGTACTTACCCGCCCACTCGGTTTTTTCCAGCACTTCCGCGCCGGTCATGATCGTCTGCGTGACCTTGTAGCAGCGCGTCTCACGGTCGCCCACCACCTCGATGCCTTGCACATCGAATAGGGCGCGATTCAATTCGTACTGCTTGGCATCCAGCACCGCGCCGGACGACAATTGCACGATCTTTTTCATGTACTCCGAGCGTGACCAGTACTCTGCCACGCGCACCGCATCTTCCTCGCGCCACAGCGACTCGTTCTCGCTGCCGTCGGCGGACCAGTCGAACGCCTTAGCGCCCTTGTAGCGGGTCTTGAAGTCCGCGACCGGGATCATCTCGGTCACAAACCCGTACCGCCAGTCGGAGGCGTCTGCGGCCTGCGATGCGGGATCGCCGTACACCGTCAGCGGGTTGGCAACGCGCTCGATGCAGATGTCTAAGTCAAAAGTGTCATCGAAAGCGTAGTCCGTCTTGATCCTGAAGTAGCCAAAGCCCCCGTAGACAGCGCTTTCGAGTGCGGTGTCATACGCCACATCGGCGTGGCTGCTCTGCTCGATGTTGCGGATCAAGCCGTTGTAAATCTCGGCCGTTTTCGGGTCCGCATTGCTGTCTGCGGGCCTAACCTTGATTGCAGGTTTGTTCTGCCTTGCGTCGTTGACGACTTGCCTAGCAAACGCGGGCAAGCGATTGATCGTCAGGCACGGACGGCCTTCACTCTCGCGCGACTTGCGAACCTTGTCGTCCCACTGCTCGCCCATCCTGGCGAAGCGCAGATCGTCGAGGAAGTCAGCACGGTTCTCGGACTCGGCATCGTGGCTCGCCTTGAATCGCTCAAGCGCGTCAGCGATGGTGTCCTTGTCCGACATTGTTAGCCCATCCAGTTCATTTCCGCATCGGCGGAGCGGCGCTTCTTATCCGTTTGCCGGATAGACAGCGCGAAGTAGCGGAATGCGTCAGCCGCGTGGGAATTAGCGTCGTGCAGCGGCTTTTTACTCCACTGCCCGGTTTCCGCGTCTACGTCGTACCGATAGCGGCGCAAGGCGTTTAGCCCGTCGGCGCACTTGATCTCATCGAACACGCACTGCGAGAACAACGTCCGCGCCGCGTTGATGCCCTCGGCCACGCCCGTATTCGGCACGATGTCCACCCTGCGGCCCGCCTCTTGCAGCATCTGCTGCATCGACCTACCGCCGCTGATGATCGTCTTGGCCTGCGCGTCGTGCGGCAGGTAATCCGTACCGTAGACGTAGCCCCGGTTTTGCAAAACCTGCAAATAGTGCGGAATCGTCTTCTGCTGGTCCTGGTGGAAGTCGATCAGCCGGTACTCATAGGCAATCTGCTGCGCAAACCAGATAGACGTGCTGTCCGACCAGCCGATATCCCAGAACGTGTGAACCGGCTTAGTCGCGTCGTACGGCACGCGCGTAATGCGCTGCTCCTCCGTCGCCTTGCGGATCTCAGCCGCGTAGACGGCACCGT